CGCTCAAGAAATGGAACGAAATCCTGCCAGGCTTAATCGCCACTGGCGTAGTCACCAACGCAGATGTCGAGACGCTTGCACGCTACTGCACAATGCATGAGCAGTATTTGTTTTGCTTAAAAGAAATTCGAGCAGGCCGCGATCAGGTTGAGATAAAAGATCCAAAGAGTGGCGAGATTGTCAACGTTAAAGCCACACCTGCAGCGATCAATATCTTCAAGTTGGCGGCATCGATGCTCCGCATCGAGCAAGAGTTTGGCCTTACGCCATCGGCTAGGAGCGGGATCGTTGCCAACAAAAAACAAACGCAACCCGAAATTGACCCGAGAATCTTTGGTTGATTCCTCGCGGTCAGCGTTCGCGGTCAAGTTCTTTCACGACTTTCTGACGCACACAAAAGGCGAACTTGGCAACACGCCGTTTTTCCTAGAGCCGTGGCAGCGTGACTACATCGGCAAGCTGTTCGGCACGGTCGATGCGACGGGACACAGAACGTATCGCACCAGCCTGCTGGCGATAGCACGCAAGAATGGCAAGTCTTCGCTGTGTGCAGGCATTGCGCTCAAGCTGCTGCTAGAGCCAGAGCCGGGTGCCGAAATCTACAGCTGTGCGGCAGATCGTGATCAGGCCAGGCTGGTCTTCGAGATGGCAAAGGTCTGCGTGGAGCAGTCGCCAACGCTGTCAAAGATGCTGAAGGTTTATCGCAATAGCATCGTGCGAGAAGAAACGCACAGCACATACAAGGCGTTGAGCAGCGAGGCTTTTACCAAGCATGGCCTGTCGGCACACGGCATCATCTTTGACGAGCTACACGCACAGCCAGACCGTGAATTGTGGGACGTTATGACCACCAGCACCGGCGCCCGCCGGCAGCCGCTGTGCGTTGCACTCACGACCGCAGGCTATGACCGCAAAAGCATTTGCTGGGACATCTGGCGTTATGCGCTTGCCGTTCGTGATGGTGCGATCAGTGACCCGACTTTCCTGCCAGCAATCTACGCAGCAGATCCCGAGGATGATTGGACGAGCGAAAACACTTGGCGCAAAGCGAATCCGAATCTGGGCGTGAGCGTGAAGCTTGATGACCTGCGTGTGCGGTGCAAGCGAGCGCAGGACATGCCGAGCGAAGAGAATACCTTTCGCCGGTTGCACTTGAACCAGTGGACTGAGCAGGATACACGATGGCTCCGCATGGATCATTGGGCGCAGGGCAACGGCAGTTGCCCAATTGACCTAACGGGCCGCGAGTGTTTTGGCGGTCTTGATCTTGCAAGCACGTTTGACACTACGGCACTAGTGCTGCTGTTCCCGCTAGACGATGGCACCTACTGGGTGCAGCCGCACTTCTGGATACCTGAAGACAACGCCCGCGACCGCGAGAAGCGTGATCGTGTGCCGTATATGCAGTGGCACAAAGAAGGGCTGTTGCACACTACGCACGGTAACGTCACGGACTTCGACGCCGTGCGTGTTGACATCGTGAATCTGTGCAAAACATACAACGTGCGACAGATTGCAATCGACCGCTGGAACGCCCACCAGTTGACGCAGCAGCTGCAAGGCGAGGGCGTCAATGTGGTAGGATTCGGACAGAGCTTCGCATCGATGAGCAGCCCGGCAAAACAACTGGAAGCGTTATGCGTTGGTGGCAAACTTTTGCACGGTGGGCACAAGGTTTTGGCCTGGCAGGCAAGCAACGTCGCAGTGACTCGCGACCACAATGAGAATATCAAGCCTGTAAAATCAAAAAACAAAACAGAGCGCATCGACGGCATAGTGTCGCTGGTCATGGCTATAGGCATCCACGCATCGGTCACCACACCTGTTAAGCAGAACTGGGATATGCAAATTCTATGAATAACGATTTTAAGATGACCGAGTTGCGCAGCGTCGATTGGATGAATGACGGCATGGGCAACAGCCGTACACCGTCAGGAGTCAGAGTCACCGAAGCAAATGCCGTCGCATGCACTGCGTATCTGGCCTGCGTGCGGGTGATAAGCGAATCGGTTGCATCACTGCCGCTGTTCCTGTACGAGCGGCTAGAGTCTGGCGGCAAGCGCAAGGCGACGAGCGTGCCATTGAATCGCATCTTGCACCAGCAGCCGAATCCTTGGCAGACGGCGATGGAGTTTCGAGAGCAGATGACCGCTCTGTACTTAATCTACGGGCAATCATTTGCCGAAATCAAGCCGGGCGTCAATGGTGCAGTGCAGGAGTTGTGGCCGCTGCACCCTTCTCGGATGACAGTAAGCAGGCTAGAAAATGGCACGCTGCGATATGCATACAAAGAGCCTAACGGCATGCAGACTGTGTACGCACAGAATCAGATGCTGCACTTGCGGTGGCTCAGCACGGACGGAATTAACGGCTTGCAGCCAGTGTCGCTCTGCCGTAATGCCATCGGACTAGCACAAGCACTTGAGCAGCACGGCAGTACCTATTTTGGTAACGGTGCCCGCCCTGGCATTGTGCTTGAGAGTGAGAATCCAATCCCGGTCGAAGCTGCCGAGCGGCTGCGTGAGCAGTGGGAACGCATGCACCGTGGCAGCGACCGTGCATTCCGCACGGCAGTCATGCCCAATGGCGTCAAAGTCAAGGAGCTGTCGGGCAGCAATGAGTCTGCACAGTTTTTAGAGACGCGGCGTTTTCAGATCGAGGAGATCGCCAGAGCGTTTCGCATTCCGCAGCATCTGATTGGCGAACTGACCAAGAGCAGTTTCAACAATATCGAGGTGCAGTCAAACGAGTTTGTGGTGTATTGCCTGCTGCCACATCTGCGTCGATGGGAAGCTGCAATCTCGCGTGATCTGATTGCCGATGACGAAACATACTTTGCCGAGCATAGCGTCACCGGTTTGCTGCGTGGCGATAGCCAGAGCCGTGCAAATTATTACCGCGAGATGGCAAACTTGGGCGTGCTGAGCATCAACGAAATACGCGAGTTGGAGAATCTGAATCCTATCGGGCCAGAGGGCGACCAGCGATTCATGCAGATGAATATGACCACGCTGCAGAATATCGTCACGCAGCCAGCCACTCCGGCGGCACCGGCTGCACCGCGCTCGGTGCGATCAGTCAAGGCTAGAGCGATGACGATCAGCATCGACTTTGACCAGACGTTCTCGAAAGACCCGACGATGTGGGGTGAATTTGCAACGAAATCCGCAGCCGACGGCAACACCGTCTACATGATCACGCGACGCGAAGACACGCCCGAGAATCAAGCCGAGATCGAAGCAACAATCGGTCAGTATGCCGACGCATTCACCGACGTGCTGCTGATCGGTGCTGCCATGCAAAAGGCCGACGGAGCCAAGGCCGCAGGCATTGCCGTCGATGTTTGGATTGACGATGCACCCGAAACAATTCAAGGAGAAAATCAAAATGGAAATTGAACGCCGCGACATTTCGTTTGAAGAAGCACCAGAGGCCGAGCTGATGATCGAGACGCGGGCCAGCGGGCAGACAGCCATCGTTGGCTACGCTGCGGTTTACAACCGCTTGAGCCTTGACCTAGGCGGTGGCCTGCGTGAAATGATTCTTCCCGGTGCATTCGACAAGGTGCTTGCACGGCAACGTGGCAAGCAAGACGTTGTCGCGGTTTTTAATCACGACTTGAACTATCTGCTGGGCCGCACGTCCAGCGGCACCCTTGAATTGTCGAGCGATGAAAAAGGGCTTAAGTACAGCGTGACGCCGCCAGCGGAGCGGGCCGACGTAATTTCTCTGATTCAACGAAGGGACGTTAAGGGGTCAAGTTTTGCGTTCACAGTGTCTAAGGATTCTGAGTCGTTTTCTACTGACGCTGCCGGTGCCGTTCGCTCCATTCGCGAGGTATCTGGACTGTACGACGTAGGGCCAGTGGTCAACCCGGCATATCCTGCAAGCACCAGTGGCATTGCAATGCGTAGCTACGAAGCGTGGAAGCTACAGCAAGAGCAAGAGCAGCCCGCCATCGAAGACCCGACAGAAGTTGTTTTCCGTTCTTGGAAAAAAGAACTTGCACTTATGTGGAGAGAAATTCTTCTCAATGTCAGACGATAAAAAGAAATGCCCAAAGTGCGGCGACAGATTCCGCGTGCGTACATCGCTGCCATTGCACGGCAAGCAGTTGCAGTATTTACGCTGCACGTGCGGCAATACCTGCAAAGCGCTTGTAGAAACTGACGCTATATTCCGTCGCACATCCCGTTAAATTTTGTATCTTACAAACGCCGACGAACTTGAGCGGGATTCTTTTCTGTATCGTGAAAGGACGCACTAGATGCGAGAGCCGCACACAAAGGAGAATCCAAATGGATCAGTACAAGAAACTGCAAGACGAAGCCGCTGAGATTGCCAATCGCATTGAGGCTGTTGCCGCCACCACTGGCGATGCAGACACCATTGCAGAGCGTGATCTGCAGCTAGAGGTGCTTGTTGAGAAATCTAAGACAGTCGCCACCAAGTTGGCTTTCGAGAATTCGGTTGTTGAGAGTGCAAAGAATCTGCGACAGATCGTAGACCGCTGCACGCCAGCACCCGAAGCGACTGTTGAAAAGGCCCGCATCGAGGCTGTGCCGTACAGCGGCAAGCTGCGTGCGTTTAAAAATCCTGCTGATGCCTACGCCATGGGCCAGTGGATCAAGAGCAAGTTTACCGGCGACGTGGAAGCACGCAGCTGGTGCATGGATCACGGCATCGAAAACCGTGCAATGGGCGAGGCTACCAACGGTCTGGGCGGTGCAGCCGTGCCGGTCGAGTTTACCAATATCATCATCCGCAACGTGGAAGAATTTTCCGTGTGGCCGGGTGCTATGCAGAATCTGACCATGAACAGCGACACAGCACAGGCCACCAAACGGCTGACTGGCGTTACGGCTGCGTGGGGTTCTGAGAACACCGAGATCAGCACCAGTGATCCGACGATGGGCACTGTCTCGCTGGTCGCAAAGAAGCTTGTTGTTGGCACAAAAATCAGCAATGAACTCCTGTCGGACTCCGCAATTAGCATCGGAGATTTTATCGCCTCAGAGTTCTCGACTGCCATAGCTGACAAGCTGGATGCGGCAGCCGTGAATGGTGATGGCACGTCAACCTATGGCGGCATCTACGGCATTTCTCCAAAGCTGCTGACCGTCGCTGGTGGCTTTGCACAGGCCGCAACTGGCAACGATACGTTCGCAGAACTGACGGTCAACGACTTCTACGCCGTTGTCGCAAAGCTACCACGCTACGCCTACAACGGTGGCGGCAGTGCTTGGTACATCAGCCCGCAAGGATTTGCTGCATCGATGCAGCGGCTTGACGCGGCAGCTGGTGGCCGGATGTCGTTTGACTCGGCACTTGGCTTTCAGTTCCTCGGCTTCCCCGTTGTGCTGACTACGAGCCTGCCGACAACGCTGGCCGTGCAGGCCAGCGCCTTGGTGTGCATTCTTGGCAACGCATCGCTGGCAGGCATCTACGGCGTGCGGTCTTCGTTTGCCGTGCGTACCAGCACAGAGCGATTCGTTGAAATTGATCAGACGCTGTTCACCGGCACGGCGCGTGCAGACATGGTCTGGCATTCGTTTGGCTCGGCTACCGAGTCCGGCCCGTTGGTTGGCTTGAAGATGTCTGCTTGATCCCACACACTCACATAGGAGAATTAGACAATGAACTACCTTGAAGATTCCAAAGCAGTCACCAAGATCAACGCTGCCGATCTGACAACTGCGACCACGTTTACGATGAGCATCGACACTCTTGGCTTTGCGTACGCCTCGGTAGATGTGATCTTTGAGCCGGTGCTTGCGGCTGGTACGAATTCGACCGTCGCGATCAGTTGCAACCTGCAGCAGAGCGACACCGATGGCAGCTTTGCGAATGTGACCGGTTTTGTGGGTGGGACGAGCTACACCATCCCGACGCCAGCCAATACGACCGACAGCAACGTCGTGCGGTTTAATCTGGATCTGCGTGGCCGCAAGCGTTATTTGAACGTTTCTGCTACGCCTCAGGCCGCATCGGTGATCGCTGCCAGTGCAAGACTTGGCAAGGGTGCCCTCGGCCCAACGTCGGCTACTGAAGCTGGCGTCAAGGCTGTTGTTGCGGGCTGACGCTTGACAACTGATTTATGATTTGCCCAAGCGGGCGAGAGAGACGGACGCCCTGCCGTTTTTCTCGCCCGTTTTTTTTGGAGCAAAGATGAAAGTCCAAGTTGGTTCCACCACAGTTGAGATAAAGGTGAGCGCAATTCTGAGCGCACCACGGCTAGGATTCACGGCGAATTTCTTTGGTTGGGCACAAGCACTGATGCCGCTAGGGATTAAGCCGACTGTCGGCACTGGTGCCTTCTGGGGTCAGGTGCTCACAAACTGTATGGAACAGTTTGAGGATGAGAGCCAATACCTGCTGTGCATGGATTACGATTCGTTCTTTAATCAGCAAGACGTTGAAGCTTTGATGGCAATGGCGATGACGTTTCAGTGCGATGCACTCACTGGGCTGATGGTCAAACGCGAGGATGGCAGGCCAATGCTGACGCTGCTCGACACGCTGAAGAATCCGCCGGCAAGCGGCAGCACCGCGATCAATCGTGAGTGGTTTAATGAGCCGGTGCAGGAGGTTGACTCGGCACACTTCGGCTGCACCGTGATCAGCACAGCAGCGCTACGGCGTGCGAAGAAGCCTTGGTTTCACGATGTGCCAAACAGTCTTGGCAGCTGGGGCGACAGGCCAGCGGGTCTAGCGGCTGAAGCAGAATTCAAGCCGCGAATTGATCCGGATATCTGGTTCTGGCGTAACTGGCGTGAGAGTGGCAACCGTGTTTTTGTGACGCCCAGGGTGACTATCGGTCACGGCGAATACGTTGCAGTGTGGCCGTCGAAGACCTTCACAGCGCCGGTGTTTCAGTACATCACGAACTACACAAAAGAGAGCAAGGCGCCCGCTGAAGCATGGAGCATCGAATAACATGATGGATATGAAAGTTCTCATGCCGTTTGGCGTGTATCACCGTGGGCAAATCCTTCGTGACGTTGGCGGCGGCGTGGCCGACATCTACATCAGGCGAGGGCTGGCAGAGAAGTTCACGCAAAAAGAGACGCTGGAAACTGCGACAATACAGAGGCAGCATCGAAGCGCCGATCAGCCGCTACTGCGACGAGGAAAGAAATGAAATACCGCAGCCTTACCACATTGACCGAGCCGGTGAATGAGCCTGTCACGCTAGTCGAGGCAAAGGCTTATTTGCGTGTGGACAACACCGACGAAGACACGTTGATTGGCACACTGATCACTGCAGCAAGGCAGTGGGTTGAGTCTTATCTGGATCGGGCACTGATACTGCGGCAGCTTGTGCTGCGCCTCGACACGTTCCCGGTCGAGATCGAATTGCCACAGCCACCGCTGTCATCTTCAGGCACGACCACGGCAATATCTTTGACCTACACGCTAGAGACAGGCACGACGGCAACGCTGTCTAGCAGCGACTACCGCATTGATAGAACATCTACGCCGGGCGTATTGCGACAGAACTACTCTGGATCGTGGCCGGGCCACTTAAACGACTACAACTCAATTGCGGTGAACTACTGGGCAGGCTTTGGCAGTGGCGCAGGCGACATCCCGCCAGCGATCAAGAACGCCATTCTGCTGATGGTTGGGCATCTGTTTGAAAATCGCTCTGCTGTCGTCACGGGCACAATCACAAAGCCGATTGAGTTTGCTCTTGAATCGCTTCTAAAATCTAAATCGTGGGGCAGCTACCAATGACAGTATCAGGCAGGATAAACGTTGACGCCCTTGTGCATGACACCAGCGGCACAACTTCGCTGAAGGTGCTGTCGGTTGATTCAAGCGATTCGCTCACGACCGGCAAAGTTGCGATTGTCTCTGGCACATGCGGCACCGCTGCGGTCAGCATTGCCGTGGCTCCGAGCGTCTACGTTGACGCCAGCGGCACGGCGGCGACGTTTGCGACTGTCACCCGCGTGGTGATCGAAGGCACCGCAGCGCTCAAATTTACAGCAACCAGCGTGACCGCATACAGCAGCAGCACAAACTGTGCAGCGTTTGCGCTGTCGGGTCACACCACAGCAGCGGTCAACATTGCAGCGGTGTCTGGCACTGCCACCTATTCAATTGTTCTGGTGGGCACATGAATTTTGGCATGCTCAACGAGCGGGTGATTGTGCAGCAATCGACTGACGCTGTTAATTCGTTGGGCGAGACAATCCAAACGTGGGCGACGTTTGCCACCGTATGGGCTGGCATCGATGGCGTGAGCAGTCAAGAGGCTCTGCGGGCTGGTCAGGTTGGCGTTGCCATCAGCCACAACGTGCAGATGCGATACCTGAGCGGGCTGACCGCACAGATGCGGATCCTGTGGGGCAGTCGCATTCTTGAGATCATCAGCGTGCTAGAGGCCGATGGGCAGACGGTTCACAATCTTGTTTGCCAAGAGGCTGCAACATGAATCTCCCACTATCAAGTGCGATAAACGATTCGATGATTTCGTTTGCTCTGGGCAGAGGAAAGTACGCAAAGCAGCGATACTCAGAAAAACCTTTGCGTGAGATCATTGACGCACTGCAAAAGCTGCCAAAAGATATTGCCCTGGCACAACAAAAAAAGGTGCTGAAAAAAGCTGCCGCAGTTGGCAAGGCGGCACTTGCATCGCAGGTTGGCAAGATCGGCAGAGTGACCGGCAATCTTGCGGCCAGCGTATCGGTAAAGGCAAAGGCGTACACCAACAATCGGCAGAACATTCCCGTCAGCATTTTTGTCGTTGGATTTCGTCGGGCAGGTGGCGGCAAGAATCCTGCCAGCCGTGGCTTCCATTCGCACCTTGTCGAGTTTGGCACACAGGGCAGGCGATTCGCCGGCAAGAGCGTGGCAGGCAAAAAGACGCGAACAATCGTAGACGGTCGCATTGTGACCCGGCGAGATCGCGTCAAGATGCAGGCCACCAGCAGCATTCTTTCGAGCTTCAACAAGCGGCGTTTTTTCCAAGCGCAGAGTGGACAGTACCCTATGGATTTCTTTACGACCAAAGGTTCTGTGGCACCCATGCCCGCATTGCATCCGCTGCGCAATGCGTTCTCAGCATCGCAAGGCCAGATGGCACAGATCATCGAATCGGGCATGCGCAGTGCATTGCAGGCCGGGCTGCGTGCAAACGTGCGTAACGCCAAGAAATTCTTGGGAGGCTGATGATGTTTGCGTCACCAGAACAGGTATTGATGCGGCAGCTGCTGGCAACGCCACAGGTGGCAATACACGTCGGCCTGCGTGTGTTTCCGCTGCTGGCACCCACATCGTCAGCGTTGCCGTTTATTACATACCAACGCACTGGCGTCAGTCGTGAGCAGACGCTGTCAGGTGCGATGGGCGTGCCAAGCGTGTCTGTTCAGTTTGCTGCGTACGCTGAAACCTACCTGCAATCACGCACCATTGCCGATGCTGTCAGAGCCTCACTAGACGCCTATGCCGGATCTGCATTTGGTACAATCGTAGGACAGACGCAGTTGACCAGCGAAAGTGATGATTTCGTGCAATTGCAGGGCGGCGACGTGCCGCCTGTTTATCAAACGACCTTGACTTTCGATACACAGTGGAGCGAATAAAATGGCTAACGTATACACCACAGGCACAAATTTCTCCTTTGCTGGCACGACGCAAACCGTCACCAGCTTGACCTATTCAATGACGGCAGTTGGCGGCGATGCCGAGCAGATCGACGTCTCGCACCTCGGGCTCACAACAGGTGCGGCCATGCTGTCGATTGGCAAGCCGCTTACGGCAGCTACCAGCGGCGGCGACACTGGCCGTGAAGTCTCTATCGAATACCTTGGTGCTTCGCCAATCACTGACGGCAGCACCGGCACGCTAGTGATTAGCGGCGCCACATCGCTGAGCGCAGCCGCTACATGCGTCAGCAGCAGCGTGACGCTGGCTACAAACGAGATCGTGCGTGGCTCGGCTACGTTCAAGGTTGCACGGGTTTAAGCGGAGGCTACCGTGGCAACCTACAGCACAGGCATGACCGTCGTGTGGGGCGTCCACACGTTTGCCGAGATCACATCTATCGAAATAGACAAGTACGGTGAGCTTTCGCGTGGTCGATCCGTTGATTGGACTGACAGCGCTGGCACCGTAAAGATCACGACACTCTCATCGACTGGCGTTGGCGCGGCGAACTGGAATCAAAAAGGCTTGCTGACAATTACCGGCGGCAGCATGAATCTAACAGTTGACGCGTTGTACATGGGATTTAGTGCATCGGCAGAGTTAAACGGCGTCACGAAGTTTACGGTCAACTTTAAGATCTTGGAGTAGTCATGGACGACGATTTAAAGACGCAGGACGTGCTTGATGCTGTTGATGCAAAGCTAGAAAAGTGCTTCGTAAAAGAGTGGGCTGGCAGCGTTTATCTTCGCGTCATGTCAGTAGGTGAGCGTGACGCACACGAACTAGATTGGCTGGAGCATAAAGAAAAAGGCGTTGCAAACTTTCGCACCAAGTTCCTACTAAAGGTGCTTTGCGACAAGAGCGGCAAGCTGCTTTTTACAGAAACGCACATGCCGCTGCTTGTGCTTAAATCTGCCAGCGTAATGAATCGACTTTGGGAAAAAGCCATGAAGCTCAATGCACTGAGTGCGGAAGATGTTGAGGAATTGGCGGGGGAATGAATGCCCGTCCGACATTAGTTTTCAAGTTTCGTCTGGCGGGCCATCTGAAAAAAACTATCCGCGAAATCGATCAGATGGATAGCCGAGAGTTTTCACAGTGGATCGCATTTGGGAAATACTTTGAACCGTTTGGAGATGAGTGGCGGCAGGCGGGCGTGATTGCGGCGGCTTCACTCACGCCGCACATGAAGCGCGGCACAAACGTTCAAGCAGAAGACTTCATGCCGATTGACAAGCACAGGCCGCAGCATCCCACACAGCTTGCAGACAACGCACGACGATTGAAGAAAGACTTGGGACTGTAGATGGCAACAGCAATCGGACTAGGATTCACGCTATCGGCAAGCGCTCAACGCATGGCGTCAGGTATCAACGCTGGCGTCGTCGAGCTACAGAAACTTGGCTATCAAGCAAAGAAAACCAGCAGCGACGTGAGCGTGCTGAAGAATCTTGCCATCGGCCAGGCATTGATCACAGGCATCAGATCGACAGCGCAGCAGTTCACGTCATTCATTAAGTCTGCCGCCAGCAGTGCAGCGGCTGTTGACGATCTTTCCAAACGCACTGGCATTTCTACGCAGACGCTGCAGGGCTATGGCCTAGCCGCGTCACAGTCTGGCGTCAGCACAGAGCTGATGGGCAAGAGCCTGCAAAAGCTGACAGTAATTCAAGGCAAAGCCCAGAACGGCAACAAGGCTGCACAAGATTCGTTTGCTGCCATCGGCCTAAGTATGGAAGAACTTGCAGGGCTATCGCCAGAGCAAACGTTTGAAGCTGTGACAGATGCTATATCAAAGCTGCCAACAGTTGCACAGCAGTCGGCTGCTGCGGTTGCACTGTTTGG